ATGAAAGACATTGCGCACCAATCAGCAATAAGGGTAATGAAAATCAGTATGAGTGGGAATGGGCACAGAGCCCTTGGCCATGGGAAGGACAAGAGTAATATGTGGAGATATGAAAAACGATTACAGTATCCGGTTGAAATAAAGCATACGGATCCTAAATTAGCAAAAATGATTATTTCGCAGCTTGGCGGACCTGATGGTGAATTAGGTGCATCTTTGCGTTATCTGAATCAGCGATATGCAATGCCATATCCTAATGTAGCAGCACTGCTGACTGACATTGGTACTGAAGAATGCGCGCATTGATGGTGGAAGTAAAAAAATAGCAATATTTATAAAAATATATAGCTATATTTATCATTATATTGCTATTTTTGACACGATTATTACATATTTAATATATTTTTATATATTATTCAAATTGTTAATAAACGCATAAACAAGTTGAGAAAATGCTCATATTATTGATTAAATATGAGCATAATTTCACATCATTCACTTAACAAGATTCTGAAGGTTTCTCTGCCTTTTGGGGTTATCAAAGTCTGCGTACCGCTCCAGTTCGTTTTCTCGTTCATACATTCTTTTACTTCAAACAAACCAGTATTTTTTTGAGCATACGGTTCTAGTTTTCCTCTCTTATTTCGGAAAAGATATTTCTTATCAAGAAGGAAAGCAACAAATTCTTTCTCTTTGACTTTTAGCTCCTTAGCTGTTTCCCTTATACCGGTTAGCAGATTGCGGTCGACCAGCTCGTCAAAATATTCTGCCTTAGGCTGCATGATCTGATTATCAACTTTCAGGCGTGAATTTTGTGATTCCATTTCCCTGCGTTTCTCTTGCTCTGCTTTAAGCTCAGTGGCCAGTTTGATCAGGAAGTCAGGGTTAGTGAGTGCTTCTTCCAGCGTTTGCCCCGTCATATAGGCACCGTGCTTTCGGATTGAGGGCAGGATCGTTCCTGTTACATAATCAGTGAAGCGTTCTGCTTCTTCCTTGCGGCTCTGGAAAATAACTTTATAGAGGTTACTTTCGTTAATGAATGTCGCTTTCTGCATACCACCGTTTGTAAGGGTGTCGGTACTGTCTACCCCCTTTGCATTTAACCTTGAAACCACGTCACTTCTATTCTTGATATCTAATATCTCACATACATCTTTAAGGCAAAAATAAGGTTCATCATGAATAAGCGTTGTACGTACTTCCTTTTGGTTGAATATAAATGTTTTGAGGTTACTCATAAGTTCTTACCTCTCATTTCTGATTTAGCTGCTTTCATGCCTTGTGCATAACCAAAAACAAACGAGTCAAAAGCTAAAACGACACCTGTTCTCGTTTTTAGCAAATCAATCATTTCATCAAACCGCATATCGAATCTTTCATTGATATTACCTTTTGTTTTCTTTATTATGTTTTCCATGTTTCTTTGCATATAAAAATGCCTCCTTTTTTTGCAGAGGCACTTACATAAATTCACATCTTATTATTCAAAAGATTGTGATATAATATGAAGTGCCATACGAAGTGTCTTTCTTGTGGTAGAACATTCGTGAGTCGCCAAACTTGTACGAATGTTCTTTTATTTTGCCAGCCAGTTGATAATTGCTTCCCTTACAGCTTCTGTTTTAGTTTTATTTTCTTTTTTACATTTTTCAATAAGTTTTGCATTTGTCTGTTCATCAATCCTAATCTTCAAATCGATGTTTTTAGGGTTATCAATTTTGGGGCGTCCTGTTCTCGGACTAATAGTTACACCTCCTCGATTTATTGGGTACCACAAAATAACTATAATATTCGTGTTCCAATAAGTCAAGCAATATTTTATTTAATCGATACTTTTGCATATAAAAATGCCTCCTTTTTGAGTTTGATTAAATGAGGCACTTAGTTTATAATGTTAAGTGCCTAGTGATGGGCAAGACATTCGTTCAGACTGCCAAGAAAGCACGAATGTCTTTTTATTTACCCTTTATCTGATTGTAAACCAAATTGATACCATCTATTATGATTTCTGTTTTAGTCTTACCTAACTTTTTACTACAATAAGTTAGCTTTTCTACCTCATCATCAGTCATACGAATACGTGTATCATTCCTTTTTGGATTTACAGATGGGCGTCCTGTTCTCGGACTGATAGTTACACCTCCTTTTTTGGTTACACAAATATAACAATAATTGTGTAACCAAAAGTCAAGCAATATTTTATTTAATCTATACCTTTGCATATAAAAATGCCTCCTTTGTTCTAAACAAAACTCCAAGATTTAATTGACTGTCTAACCTTAGTCAAGCATAAAATAAAAAAAGCCCACCCTCAATTAAGAGAGTGAGCAAATTTTTATATTAAAGTCTAGTAGCTACGCCACTATTATCAAATGAATATTTAACTCCATCAACAGTGAAAATGCCATCTTTATGCATTTTCCCGTCAGAACCAACATAATAAACTTTATCTATCCATGTTGAAACTGCCATTTGTCCTGCTTCTGGTCCTGAAGTATATAGATAATACCAACCTTGCCAAGCCGAACTCCATACCCAGCCTGTCTGCATAATACCACCATCACCAAACAAATACCAGTGATCATCAATCCACTGCCATCCAGTAAGCATTACACCCCCAACATAATTCTCTTTATGCCCTGCTTCTCCATCCTTTGGATTAAAGTAATAACTTGATCCTTTTTCTGTAAACCAGCCTGTCAACATGGCATTACCATTATTAGGATCTAAATAGAACCAACCATCGCTAGTTTGTTTCCATCCCGATACTTTTACACCGTTTTCGTAATAGTACCATTCTGAACCATCTGCAATCCAACCATTCCATTGACCAGAGTTAATTAGTGTAAATTTTCTAACATATATTGAATTTTCAAAATCAAGCTTCGTACCATTATTATAGAAAATATCCTCAATTGGTAAGTCACCTTCTAAATAATAGTTTTGTTTAATTTTTGTTAGATCCATATCAATGAAATTATCGCCTAGTCTCGCATCAATATGTATATGTGGTCCAAATTCAATTAGATTACCATCATTATCTTTACCACCTTCTCTTCCTTGTGTATAAAAATGATCTCCTTGTTTGAAGGGAGCTCCTTTCTTTACCTCGACTCCTTTGTCAGTTACAATCTTTTTACCGCCATGCGTACAAAAAAAAGTAACCTTATGGTTACCTACAGGAGTCATAACTACATTATCTGAAACAAATACCGACATATATGGTGAAATTGATCCATCTCTATGTATTTTATTCTCATGCATTACACAGTGCATATCAAAAGGTGCGTAGAATTTTCCGTCTGTAGGACAAATATCATTCGCTCTATTTTCCTGATGTGAAAATGTAGTTAAAGCTATATTATTACGATCAATTCCAGCAGTTTGAGTCACAGCTGCACTTCTTGTTGGAAATAAACTTGTTTGCATATAAATTCCTCCTAAAAAAGCACCAAACGGTGCTCTTCTTAACTTATTTTTATTTTAATACTATTGCCAAAATATAATGGATTATTTAGAAAGCCCATGAAATATAAATCATTATTTTCAACAAACAATACGTATCTTCCTAAGTTATCTTGTTTGATACGATTTGGTTCAGTAAAACAATAATTTTGCTCTTCCTCTGTTTCCGCCTTATCGCAGGAAACCGTCGATCCCTTTGAAGCATAAAAATCTAGAAGTTTATCCTTTATATCATCTATACTTAAAGAATAACGAGCAATTAGATTTGTGTTAGAAATTAGATTTCCATTTGTTATATCAAAGTTATAGACAAATTTGCTCCCTTTCCAATCTGATCCCGGAATGAAGCTCCCTTCCTTCACAACTATAGAAAGTATGCTATCATTAAAAAAACATTTATAGCTTAAGTATTGATGACCTACTTCTGTTTGCTTACTTTCATATAGCTCTTTAATGTATTTATTAACTGTATCTGCATCCTTACTATCTATATTAATGCTAAATAAAGTGATTTCAGGATTTGGTGTATAGATTGTATTATACCAATTCGTAAAATCATCACTATGCGTAGATACTAAATCAGAGAGCATTTTTCGAAATATTTTCTCTTCTTCTGTTGAATATAAATCTAATACTTCTGTTTTTTCAACAATAACCCAATCCTTATTTTTATCAATTTTTTTAACATACTTAGTTTCTTCCGGCTTCTCCTGTTCCACAGGCTTTTCAGGCTGTTCAACAACCGGCGGTTCTTCTGGCTTCTCTGCCTCCGTCGGTGCTTGTTGCACACATCCCGCTATCATTGCCATTAATAAGAAACTTATTAGTATTTTTTTCATAATTTCCCACCTCGTTACTATAAGTATACGAGATTTATCAGGATATTTCTAGGTTACGGCGGATGACTCCACGGTTTTGATTTACTCATTTTCCTTATCCTTAACGTTTACAGCGTCAACAGCTGCTGATCCCTGGTTCTCAATGAGATGCTTAAACTTATCTACTAATGATACTAAGAAGCCAGGTAAAGTCATTTCCATCTCGATCAGGTTCTCCAAGATACTGATCAGTTCATTAAAGATAAGCCAAAGGCTTACCAGCAAACCAAAGAACGTATCAGCAGGAATGATGATGCCTACCTGTTCTGCTACGTTGATAATCACCCAATCACAGGCGATGGCCACCGCTACGATGACAGCATATAAGAGTTTCTTAACGATTCCCCATAAGCCTACTGAGGACTTGATTTTACCTAGATAGCCGGCTGAGATAATACCTGTGATATAATCAACTACCATGCATAATAAAAGCAGCACGAGCACAGGAAACAGGATTCCTAGCTGCGCTGCTACAATCGTCATAAAACCAACAAACCCAGTCTTGACTACGACCGGGTCTGCTTTATCAAATAAGTTTTTCATTTTCATTCTCCTTCTGCCAGCCGGCAGGATAATCAGATGGTGAATATGCGTTGTTATCTATCTTGCTGATATAGACTGCATCATCAAACAGCACCACCTCATCAATCATATAAGCGTCATGAGCGCCTTGTGGCTGCACGAAAGGTTTTGGTTTGTCCTTATTCTTCGTATGCTTCACAGCCCATAATGCAGGTGTCTGAGACGGTTCCCATCCATCTTGACTGGTATGTGCTTGAACACACCGATATACTTGTCCTTCAAACTTCCTAATGTCATCCACCGCATATTCCATACCTGTATCCCAAAAGTCGACTAAATCTTCGCAGTCAATGATCGTTGTATCATCATTTGCTGGTAAAAGATGCTGCCATTGCTTACGCAGCTGCCGAGCTTGCTCAATCAAGTTCATGCCATCTCACCTACCAATACTTTATACGCATTCTCATAGTTATCTTCTATGATCGGTTCTTCAGATAAAATATAAGTTTTCTCTTCTACACTAAGGCTAGTCCTTGCGTTTATATATTCAGCTGTGACTTGGCCTGTTTTATATAATCTTTTTAATGATTCTGCTAATTGTGACATTAAGTCACTCTCCTTTCTTTAGTTCCTCAGTCTTCCAAAGACTGAGGGTAGTTTATGAGTTGGGATGAAGTAAAATATGCGGTGAATTCAACGCTGGGGACTGAAGAATTTTTACCATTAAATGAATTAATAAAAAATATCTATGGAGAGAAAATGTTTACATCAGATGGAGTATTTACAGTTCCAAATGGGATTACAGAAATTTATATAAGCGCTTGTGCAGCTGGCGGTGATGGACCAAGCGATTTTACAGAAGCAGGAGGAAAAGCTGGGGAGTTTATCATTAACGAAGTTTTTTCGGTTTATCCCTCTCAAAATATTGAAATAACCGTTGGTTTAGGAAATACTATTATTGGAAATCTAAAGACTCTAATAGCTAATTCTTTTGATGGTGCTACTTCAACTGAAATATTAGGATATCCAACAGGGTTTAATGGTTTTGGTGCCGTAGATCGTCCAAAATCCTATGGACGCGGTGGGGCATTCGGTTTTGGAGGTGGTGGAGGTGGCGGTTATGTGAGTAATTACTATGCACCTGGAAATGGTGGCTCTAAAGAAGCTGGAGGTAATTCATCAACAATGGCCACTTTATTGAATGGTGCTGCAGGGATATCAGCTACTTCAGCGGGTAGTGGTTGGTATAGAGGAGGGGCTGGTGGTGACGCAGGAGGTTATGGAGCAGGAGGCGGCACAGGAGGGGCTGGTAATCGAACTGAAGGGGCTGGAGGAAAAGGCTCACAAGGAATGGTTTTTATAAAATGGGGAGTTTTAGCCAATGCCTAAATACGCTCAAATCCTAAAATCTGATAACACAGTCAACCTGATCGGCGGCAAAGAAGTTGGCTTACCAATAGGTGAACACCCGCTTGCGTACTGTATTGACATCACTGATAGAACTGAAGTAATTGAACTCTATATGGTTTATGATCAAGACACAGATACTTTTTCATTCCCTGAACCTACGCCAACACCTGTTGAGCCTTCTACCGATGAACAGCTCATTGATGCTTATACCCTTTCTCTAATTGAAAATGACTTACTTAAGTAGGTCATTCTGAACTAAATCCAGTGTATAGGCATCTATTGCTTCTTTTACTGGATCAAGTGCTTCAGGTTCAGGCATAAATTCATTAGTCCATTGACCTATTACAGTGTCATACTTACGTTTCATGTAAGATGTATCAAAGCTGTTTAAGCGTATGAGGTTTTCCTGATTGACTTCACCACTTAGTTGTGAGATTGCGATACAATATCCATCTGTATCTATTTGTGCGTATATATACATGTTTTATGCTCCTTTCTTAGTAAAATTCTATAACTTGCCATTCGCAAGCACCATCACTAACTAATGTAGTCGGTGATGTAAGTGTGGCAGAATACTGCTTGACTGTTAAATCAGTGGATCCGCCTATGATACTGCCATTCAAATTAATATAAGACATTGGTGATGAATACCCTCCAATTGTTTGAGCATGAGAGTTTGTTGAATCAAAGGAAACATAGGAATATGTTCCATCTGCATAAAACTGATCTATAATGAAGGATTTTCCTGTCACACTTCCTCTTGCCGCTACGTATCCAGCACTGCCTTTTGATACTGAGAGTACAATGGATTTTTCTAAATTGACTCTATTAATGGTGACCGTTTGAGCTGTAGAAGTTTTACCTCTCTGTATGGATTTAACAATGTTTCTTGTTATCCACCATGATTCATCCCAGCTCATGATAGCTCACCATCTTCATTAATTAACTGTTTGACTGCTTCTGCTACATTAGGTGGTATATCTTTACCAATATAGGCAATTTCATACCCCCCCCCCCATGAAAATTGTTACATTTTTGTTTTCTTGTTTCATTTTGTTTCCTCCTAATAGAATTCAATTACTTGCCATGAAAAAGCTGGCGCTAAATAAGTTCGATCACTTCCATAATCACTAGCCTCTTTTTCTACGTATTCTCTATAAAAAGTTACGCTATTTGATGTTAATGAGGATATGTATGTATTTCCATATGAAGATGAATGATTTGAATTAGAACTTGAACTTGTACTACTTGGAACCATAAGAGGAAACCCTTCTATTATCACAATTACTTTCTCAATATTGATTAAATTTAAAGTAACTGTGAATGAGGTTGTGCTTGATCCAGAGTTTCCTTTTGAGATTTTCCCAACAACTCCCCTTTGCACACTCTTTACTATTGGGATGTTTCCACTTTTTAATAATGTTGAAAGAGATTTATTTAATTCAGCTATATCACTGTCTAATAATTCATTAAGAGGTTTATCATCAGGTGTTCCTAATGTACTGTTTATAGACTTCTTTATTCCTATCCAATCAGACATAAAGTACACCTCTTTTCGTAGGATATCTTATGAATATTCGATGATTTGGTAAGATACCCCCCCCGTTAGATGAGGTTAACTTTATGGAATTATCTGTTATCCCTGAGAGATAAACACCCATTCCGACAGTTCTTCCTGAAGTTCCGCCAGTTGTGAATGTGTAACTTCCGTTTAATATTACAATAGCTTTGTCTTTATCTAAATCGTTGATAGTAATAGTCGTATCACCATTCGATAGAGTTGCGACGCCTCTTTGAATAGACTTAATTTTTAAGGACTTGATTAAATCTGTTAATGTTTCCATATATTCACCCCTTTATTGTTATTGCGATAGGTATGCCTAACGTGAATTTATATGAACTGTCAGATCGTTCCGATTCACTTTTTATACTTCCATTTGGATCAACATAATATAATTGATAATAACCATAATTTCCTGATGATCTATACCAAGAATTTCGTAAATAATTGTAGCTTTTGTTTCGTTTTTTTGAATGATCGTAATAATATTGAAGCGGTTTGTCTTCAAAATCCATCAAAGAAGCATCTATCCTTATTTGACTTCCACTTGGAACCCACACTCTTGAAACTAATTGATTACTTTTATTTGATGAGTTGTCATCGGTTCTAATATCGGCATATTTTCTTGTCACAACCTGTATACTTTCTCTTATCACATTATCTGTAAATTTATTACTCAACTCTATAAGCGTTGGTTTTATATTTGTTTCCCAAGTGTGCCATTGATAGCAAGTGCCAGTATAATCAAATAATGTATTTACAGTCATCCAGCATGATGTGCCTTCACCATCATAATTTTTATCAACCATCGTAAATTCAACATCTTCATAACCAGTCAAGTTGATATCGACAACATCCCCAATAAAATAGATATTATTGATTAAACCTTCTGGTATGCAGTTTGATAACGTATAAGTTGACCGTATCTTAGTCTTAAAATCGAGATAGGGATAAAGGTAAAGCAATTCCACAACTTCTGAATTATTCAGACAGGCTCGAAGAGCTTCATCAGAATTGTAGATTTCATCAATCGTATAACACCGTTGTAATACATCAGAGTGTAATTGATACATCTGATTAAAGGCCGCTCCGATACCATACTGGGTCATTGCCCATATAAGACTGTCTGTACTATATCTGTCCACCAATGTTCTCTCAAGCTGTAACATATTAAGAGGCCTAAACTTATCAGAACCTAGTGAACTATTTAAAGCATGTTTTATTTCAGTCCATCCCATGCCATATCCTCCGTCTTTGGAAAACAATATCTCATTCTAAAATACCTCCGTTTCTATGCTGCCATCAGCATTAAAAATCGTTCTTAATCCTATTGATTGTCCCTCAGTGGAAGTAAATACTTTTTCGATACTACCGTTATCTAAGAAACTTGTGACAGCCACTCCTTCAGCATTTGTCTCTGTGATGCTGCCATCAGCATTAAATACTGTCTGACCTGCTATAAACCCTTGTAACTTCATGAATAAGCTGCGATCAAGCGGTGTTGGTTCGCTTGCTAAAGTTCCGGGCGCATACTTAAAATACTTATAATTCCCTGTCGGATTCCCTTTGCTGTCCAACTCTTCATAGCGGTAAACATTCGCTGTCTCCGTAGGGATCAAATCTTTTACATTGATCATCTTCTCAATCCTCCTTGAAAGCCGGCATACACCATACCGGAATGTATTCTCACTGCCTCAGCATTTGTCATATAGCGGGCAGTTTCGTGCAGATGCTTTTCGATATTATTCTGACCGATATAGTCCAAGTTCTGAGTAATTAAAGGTATATTTAAAGCAGGCCCAAATTGCAGAGCCTGCTTGATGTTGTATAACCAGTTTGCCATCAATTCCTCATCCTGAATATCGTTCTCAGTCCACGGCTGCCCATTAGGTCTAGCTTCTTTGAATCTTGCATAATAACCATAGAGTTTTATCTGCCCCGCAACATACTCAGCTGCCGCGAGCACTCGATTCAAGTCTGATGCATTGAGCGCACCTTTTAGATCATTGTCCCACTCCATTCTTTCGGCTTCAGTCATGCCATCATAGCCTTTTTGAATCAGTGTCAAGACATGATTCACATCAGCGATGGTACGATCATAAATCAATTCATCCAGAATCAACTTCAAGCACCTCCAATTCACTAACGATCTTCTTATCACTGTTCAGATTGAACGTATTACTTATCACATGTCCTTGCTTTATTCCCAAATAATCTGATTCAAACTTGATAAAGTCCCCTACAGACACACTGTTGTTAGGCGCTTTAATGTTAGATACATTGACACGGATGCTATACTGATAAAGCTTTTCTAATATATCCGCAGAGTTACTGCCGGATATTAGAGTCGCATTGCTAACCTCAACTACATTCTGTAAATCAATCAAGCTGGTTGTAGGATTCAGTTTAGATAAGACTGTCGTGTTTGCCTCATATGGCTTACCGGACAGCACATAAGCGCCAGCAGCTTCGATGATCGCATAATTCGCACCGCTTTGAGTAATAGTTCCGCCGGTCAAAGAAAGCTCTGTATAAGGACTGCTAAAGGTGATCTGAACGGTGCCTGTACTCTCTCCGGAAGCAATCTGCTGAACTTCATTTTTAATCACATACTCATATTGGGTAAGACGTACTTCCGTCACCTTATCATTGCTTTCAAATGATGCTCCCTCCATGATTTCTTGCTTAAGGTCATAATCGACATTGAAATCGGTAGCATACATTTTGATAGCTCCAGTCCTTGAAGTATCACAAACGCAGCCGCAAGCAAACAAGACCTGCTGCACACATTCACGAGCTGATGCAATCGGCAGATAACCGGAAAGCTCAATATCATTGAAAGATTTACCCAGCTCAAAGGGAATGTTCCATGCATCTAAAATATCATGCAGGATCACGCTCGCCTTGATGTTCTTAAAAATACCGCCGGTATATGAGAACTTATCTAAGACACCGATATAGTCACTGCTTTCTATGGACCATATAACTCCATTTTTCTGAGTAGCTTTTTCCATAAAGAACACACCGATCAGTTCATCGTTAAAATAACATTCCAATGGCTGCTTCTTCTGAAAGAGAAAATTAATCGTCTGATTGCTCTTGATCGTAAAGTCCATTGTGTTGATGGCTATTTCAGTTGACAGCAGAGACAGATCTTCCTGAATGCTGATATCCATCAATTCATCACCTTCAAACTGTCGGATGATACCATAGTCAAGAATGTTCAATTTCAGATAACGGTGAGGCAGATTCGTTCGTTTAAATTCCATGACGATCTTATTGCACGTCACGATCCTGGTATTGGTAAAGAATTTTACAGATGTGTTTTTATAATTCACTTCGCTGATCAGTTCTTCATTGAAATAATACTTTATATTGAAATCAGTTGCATATTCATTACCATTCGCATCAAAGGTCAAAGTTAGGCCCACGAATGTAATCGGTGTGGAGTATGACAGAATAATGATAGGATTTTTAGAAAACAGGCACCTGTCATCACTCATCTGCTTACTCCAAAAGCCAAAATCTCCCTCATAATTCAAATCAATGAAGCTACCATTTAAAACCCTTCGATTATGCTCACATGAAGAATAAGCACGATAATTGCCGCTGTCTTGATTCAGCTGTGCAATCTTGATCCATGAAGCTGCATCCTCGGTGACAGGCGTACAATAAAGCTTTGCAGTGGGTGATATGTCCTTATATAGTATCTTTGCTCCCATAGGATCACCTGATCGCCTGCATCGATACAAATTCTAAGGAAAGTCCCTCCCAGTAATTGATACCGTTGACATGCCTTGACAGCTTATCACTGCCACTGGTTATGTAAGCCTCAAAGGTCAGAGAACTCTGCCCATAAGGAACTACCAGCGTATGACTGTCTACATTTGGATCAGAGATCGTTTCATACAGTTCATCATACTTCTGAGGGTTCAGTCTATTTGTATCGATTTTGATGACATAAGTGAAAAATGTACCGATGATGTCTCGATACATTTTTCCTTTTGCCTGCAGTCGGCCGGCATTGTTACCATCAAGGATATTAAATTTACGTTCTATTCCTTCTTCCGGGATAAACAAAATGGATACATCATATTCTTTTCCATCGATCGAAAACATTAGAATTTACCTCCTTTTGCTAACTTCAAGCCGACACGCTGCGTTTCTTTATTATTGGCCTCATAGACTGCTCTGCCAAACTCACGACCGTTATATTCCATAACAACAGTAATATTTCTGTTCATTCCGCTCTCAGCCAAGACTTCCTGCAGAGCCTGCTTCATCGTTGATAGTGGTGATACGATTTCCTGTTCCTGCTTATTGTCGCCCAGCATGGCCATGAATGGATTGTTAGGTGAAACAACTGTGCCAGTGGCTAAATGCGGAATACTGAATGTTTCCGGCACTGATGAAAAACGTGACATCCTTGAACTGATTGAACCGCTTTCCATAGACTCAAGACGTTCCATTGCTGAAATCGCGCTTGATACGGAGCTTTGGATCGAAGACGCTGCACTTCTTGCTGCAGCTGCGGCTTCATTCATCGTAGTTTGAACTAACTGAAGCAGCATTTTTAATTGATCATCCAAAGATTTCATCATCGTTTTAAATGCATTGATCAGACCCGTCATCATTTTTTTACCCTGATCAAAGAAATAGACAGAGTAAGAACCTTCGGTTTGGAAACCTTTCTGCCACAGTTCCTGCATTTTCTTAATGGCATTTGATAATGCATCTAATACAGATTGAGTAGTTTTATCTATACCTTGTGCTAAACCCGGCATTAAGAATGAGCCTAAATATTCAAACTCCCCTGATGGAGAATGAATATCTAGAGCATCTTTAGCACTCTGAATCAGACTGCCGCCGATACCTACTGCAATTTTCCCAATACCAGCAACGCCGTTCTTGATTCCATTAACGATGTTCCCGCCTAGCTCAGCCCATTTATCTAAAGTGAACCACGGTGATACATCTTTGTCCCACCAAGAGCCAATAGCCGTTCCCCAATCAGAGGCAAACTGTCCAACTGAGTCCGTAACATCATTCCACATCTCTGAGAAGAATTGACCGACATCCCCAAGTAAACTACCTAGACCGTTCAATAGCCCCTGCATGATATTGCTGCCGATCTCAGCAAATACGGTACTTGGTGAATGAATGCCCAGCAGATCACAGAACGCATCAATCAATGGTGCAATGATATTCTCGGCAATCCATGCACCTATATTGATAATTAATGAGAACATGCCTTCCAACAGTCCTTCAATGCTATTTATACCCAATTCATTAAAAAAGCCTTTAATGAGATCGACCATTCCCATAATTGCAGTCCCAATCAGATTTACAAAATCAAAAGCAATTTGTTCAAAATCGATGCTGGCAATTCCTTTAGCAAGTGCGGCACCCGCCTCCAACCAGTTTACGCTGCTGATCTTGTCAGCTATCGAATTGAGTAATGAATGAGCAAAGAAATTAATTGCATTAGCAATAGCTGTAAAATCGGTTTTGATCATCACATTTCCTAATGCTTGTATCAAGCCTCCTACAAAGGTACCTATTACTGAACCAAACTGCGCCCAGTTTACATTTTGAAAAAAGCCAGTAATCGCATCACCAACGAATTTCCCTATGGAATCCCAATGCATAGTGGTAACAAAGGCATAAGCAAATGCCAGTGCGGTATTCAATCCCTGAGCTATTGAATTGCCTATCTTATAACCAAGATCAGGAAACTCCACAAATCCATTGATAAGATTGGCGACATTCATACCGATCGAGGCCGCTTGATTTTGGATAGGTCCCCACTGGATGCTGTCAAGAGCCTTACTTAACTGCTCTCCCACAATCATCCCTACCGAATACCAATCGCCATTAGCAACATTTTCTTTTATCTTATCAGCTAAATTGATAATCTCTGAATCAATCTGAGCTTCTTCAAACATATCACTTGCATTTGCACCGGAACCGTCTGATGAAGAACCGCTGCTCAGCTTCTGTAACGTATCAAAGGAAGCTACTTGCTTATCTTGTGCTTTTGTACTGCTGTTGGTGGCATTGCCATAATCCACTTGTGCTTTCTTTGCTCTTGTAAACATAGTAGCAGTACCCGTAAGCCTTGCTGTAAGCTGAGCCAGCATATTGATCAGGTTAACAATAGAATCCGTAATGGTATCCACAATAGGTGCAATGGCTGAAAGTATTGGAGCAAATGCTGTGGCCAGGGCATTCCCCACATAAGTCACATTACTCTTAAGACTAGACATCGTGCTGTTGAATGAAGACGAATATCCTGCAAGATTATTGATACCTTCTTTAGCTTGATTAATCATGGCCATAATAAGGCGTCTGGTTATCATTAGCTTCATCAAAGTTCCTAGCCTTGATACTTTCTTCATCATACCATCCAGAGGATTGATAGCTTTCGCTGTTTTGGCTCCAAAGCTCATGATGTTTTTTGCACCGCTCACAAAAGCTCTGCCTGTTTTCTTAACAGCCGAAATCAAACCTTTTCCTAAAACCTTTGTTAATCCTATCGCCGCCTTTTGTGCGCTATTTAAAAAAACTACAAACGGATTGTTCATCTTATTTACATAGCTGTCATATTTTTGCTGGGCTGCGTTCAATGCTTCTTGTGCTGCTTTGGTATTCGATTCAGCATCTGTCAGTTCATTATAAGTATCTTTCATAAGTCTTAAAGAAGCTGCAAAGTCATCATGTTCATTAGCAAGGGAGGCTATATATCCCTTATCAAAATTCGCTCCCCATTCTTCTTTATCTTTCGCTGATTCATAGCTTCCGTATTGCTTTTCAAACTTCTTTCTAAAGGCAGCATTCGTATCATCCGTATCATACTTAGCACGTATCTTATCCGATCTGGCTTGAGCTGCTTCGGCTTTTTTATTGAGTTTGTCCTCAGTAGCCTGTAGTTTCTTCAGTTCACGCTCAGCATTGATCACATCTTTTTTTAAATCATCAATATTCAACTCAGTATCAATAATGATCCTTCCATCTGCTTTTTTAGACATCCTCATCACCTGCCTTCCCGGCTTCAAGCAGTTTCTTAAATTGCTCAACTTTCATTTTCTCTTCATGGCTTAATTTAGGTGGCAGGTCCACTATGTCTTTATTTTGAAGATAGAACGCCTTGTCTGCTTTATCCATCTTACCTTTTGCCTTACGGTCACGCACCCCAACAAGACGATTAAAGAAGCAATCAGGCTTCAGATCCAAAAACATATATTTGAACTTCCACCAATGGATCGTCTCAGTTTCAAGATCGATACCGTGCGCTTGATTGATCGCTGAATAAATGTATTTAGCATCTTTCTCCCAAGAGAATAAAACAATGGAGCTTTCTTCTTTTTCTTTACCTTGCTCATTGCAATTTAAAAAGGCGACCGCATATTCGACCGCCTTTTCAATATTACTAGGTATCTCTTTATACAGAAGCCGCAGCATTATGATCATTTTTTCTTGAAGCGTCAACACATCATCCTGCATAGCTAGCATGATCTTTATTCCAACCCTGAAGTCTGTATTTAACATGTAATCTTTACCGTCTATCTTAACCTTGCAAGGGAAACGATCGACCAGAATATTCATTAGTTCAGACCTTCGGTTTCCTCATTTAACATATACTTTGATAATTTCTTTTCACGGGCTTTATCGAAGTACGGTGTCAGTTGCTCAATAAAGTCGATATATAGCGCAGCATTCTTGGACTTCCCAAACAGACGGTCACAGGTGCCTTCACCAAAGACTTTATCGAATTGAATACGGACAAAGTTCACTAGCTCAAGGTTTTCTTTAAAGTATAATTCGTTGGCTTTTGACAATCCGAACGAATTAGCTGTTTTATCCTGCTTTGTGAGAGCTTGAACTTTGCCTTTGATGAGCTGATCTTTCTTATGCAGCTCGCTCAGGAAATCATAGAAGTTTGCAGCAAATTCAGCATCAAAAGGATCGAATTCGAACTCATCTACTTTTTCACCCCGTCCGTTCAAGATATCTAAGACAATGACATCTTGATTTAACAATTGAATACTTGACATAACTCTCCCTCCTACGCGGCTTCACCGGTAGCGGTGAATGTCTTAGTCGTTGGGTTGAAAGTTCCTGAACGCTTGATGCCTGTGTAGTGGATATTGTACTCGATCTTCAACGCTTCTGTATCCCCACCAAAGGAAGTGACTTCTACATACGCATCTTCCTCAATGGCAGGATAGGCACCTCCCGTTGCTGTTTCAAAGAGATCCACATTGCATACCTTTGTTTTGACATCATCCAATGTCTTCTCATTGTCAATAATGCCCTTTAACCAGGTAAACACCTCATCACCCTTACGGCAGACATAAGGAGCCACAGTGGACTGTTTCTCATACCCTTTCAAATTGATTGATGTTGTGCCGAGGATATTCTTTTTCTTCTCAATGTCAGCATTCATTTCGAGTGCAAATTCTTCTAAGTCCTCACCGATCACTGCATATTTTGCATTCTCAGCGCCTGGCATGATAAATGACTGCCATAACTCTCGTTTGATTTTTTCCATCCTATTTTCCTTTCCTATACCTGAAGGTATAAATTGCTTTAAATATTGCCGTATTATTTTTGATACCGTCCTCAAGAGTGGGTGTTGAGGTCATCCTTAACTCTTGAGGTTCGATATTTTCCGGTAATACCGTTTTCAAATATTCAAAGTCACTTTGCTCCTCTTTATAAAAGAGGTTTGCGATATCATTCAGCGGTTGGCTCAGTGCAAGTATTTCGTTGGCTGAAGCTGCTCTTGCACGATAATACACCGCAAAGGGCAGCTCAATAATACAATCACCTGTAATGGTTTGCTTTACCACTGAGCCAGTCAGCTGTTTGAAACATAAATTCGGCATATCATGGGTAATGAATTCCAGTTCCCACTTGATACCACCTATTTGTATCCTGGATATGAATTCTTTAAACAGAATATCCACGACCTGCCTTGTTTCTTCAATTGCTAATGTTTTCATGACTTGATCACCTTTTCTATTTCTTTGAGCCAGCGTTTTGAATACAGGTTCTTTGAATGTTCAAACCACTCGGACATACCTGTTTTAAATTGCAGTTCCTGCATAGGATCTTTGTATACTTTGACAGCACCCTTTTTAGCCCACGGTTTTTTAGTATCAGGATCCACCATCACATATCCTGTATATAGATAATGAGCATACGGCCCTTCATAAATGATTCTCGGCTTACCATCACCTAATGAATCATGAACTGAATTCTTCAGATAACCGCTTTCCATAGGTACAAAAGGATCTGTGTCCGTCACCACCATGTGCTTCAGCTTTTCCTGCGCGATCTCTTTCTTTTCTTCATACTTCTTGATGAGTGTCTTGCTGTCCAGATAGACATCAATGTTGTACTTCATTTCAGCAATAATTCCAAAAAAGCCGGTGTATTTGCTGCCGGCTTGTCTTTCTTGATCTCATTTAAAGTAAAAGCATTCTGCTCATCAGTTGTATGTTCTAGCTTTACCAATGTCTTACCCTTGATAAGCAGAGGCATGATATCACTCACTGGCTCATTACCATACGCCTGCAGATCGTTTAAGTCAATGACAATAAGCACACTGTTTGCAGCTTCAATACCCTTTTGTGATTGGCTGATGCCATAGCTTTCATCCACTCTTACATAATCAATGTAGGTAATTTGATACACCACATCAAAGTCTTTTTCAATTGGTGTGAATAAGGTTATCTTATCCTGCCTTATCCAACGCGGTGAAGCTCTCATAAGCACCTCTGCAAGTATCCGCCAGCTCTAAGCTGCCTTTTTAAGTTTGACAAAGCTAGAGGGGACATGGGTATGCCCTTGAAGAACTCCATCTTTCCACCTGCTCCGATTGAATAAGTAAAGCCACCGGTGGTTACTTGCTTCAGGTCTAAATCATTGTGACCAAAGAAAGCATTCACACCGCCATTCATAGCAATAAAATCAAGCTGATAAAAATAGATCATCGGCGTTTCGACCATGTCATCAAGAGAAGCTTTCATGCGCCAAGTTGGAACTAATACAGCAGCAGTATACTCAAGCAGCAGCTCCTTCACATAAGGAAGGAGCTGACTAAATTCATTCTCACTGATAAGTCCGCCTAGCTGCTTGTATTCATCATAAGTCATAGCTATTCAGTTTCAGACTTGTCTTTCTGATCAGAATCATTCTTTGCTGGCTTCTTCTTTTCTGTGATGACCTCACCTTTATATCCTTTTTGTATTAATTTATCAAACAGGATCTTATCTTCAAATTCGACAGACTTACCGCCCACAAAGGCTAAACCCCATGAAACACCGGTAAAGTTCTTCACTGGTGTCTTTACGATATATTTTTCCATGTTTGCTCCTCCTAGTTCGATGCCGGTGCAACTTTGATTCCTCTGAATACACCAGCTCGTTTCGAGTTCTTCAGTGCGATACCGGCAACTAATTCAACTTCACCTTTTTTGACTGCACCTGGTTCATCCTTGCGTGGCAGATAAGTCTTGATGATCTTATTGCCGGTTGGCGATACACCGTGGAATCCGTCTAAGCTAATGCGTACCGCATAGATGTCTGTCGTTCCGTCCGCAGCGATTGCAACAATAGGACTTGTCTTAGTACCGTCATAGTAGTTTTCTAAGTCTACCATAGGAATACCGTCCCAATTATCCACCGATGCACCAAAGGCATTCTCTGTACGACTGTAATAACCAGCACGGCGGGCTACGGATTTCATCTTGACTAACATCGTTGAGTTCATCAGCAGCATATCAGGTTTACCATCAAGCTTAGAAATGAAGGTAAGCATGTTATCCAAGAACTCATCAAAGTTTGTGGTCATGGCAGCTGATGTTGATAAGTCAACGCCTGAAGTTGGTTTGAACTCAGTATCTGTACCGGTAAGGATCTTGTCCAAGCCGTCAAAGTCTGTTTCCTTTGAGGTAGAATCACCATTGATCACTTCATTGTGGAACTGATTGGCTGTTGCCTTTGTTTTTTCTGATACCTGGAATGCGATCTCTGATTGTGCTGCAGTGTCTTCTAGTACACGGTCAACCTGGAAGCTGCCACCCATGATTTTTAGATCCGTGGTTGCTTTTTCCTTGATTGCTTCACCCGGTACGTATTCACTGTTCAGTGCACGACCTGCGGCAACGGATGGTGTCTTTAAGCGAATGTATCCATAGGTCAGCGTAGAGCCTCCCGTTCCCGGTGATACTGCATTGTCAAATACTAATCGGTCTAATAATAACGATGAGCGACGAAACTCATCAATGACGGCCTGATCGACCTTGTCGGCCAGTCCGACTTTTGCTTGTGCTAATGTTAATGGCATTTATTTTGCCCTCCTTTATTTATAAAAATCTGAGATAGCAGATTCCAATGAAGGTGTCTGTGCCGGCTGTCCGCCTTCATGCGATCCACCTGTGTTTACGACTACTGGTGGCTTAGTACCACCTTCAGCCGTAACGAATGCCTCAGGACATTCAGTTTGTAATGACTTCATGAAATCATCTGCTCCCAGCAGCTTATCTCCATCTAGCTTTAGATCCTTTGATAAGAGTTTGTTGAGTGCTGATTCCTGTGCTAATTTTGATGTGAATTTATATCCAGATAAGAGTTCCTTTGCTACTGATTCACGTTTTACCTTTTCAATCTCTTTCGCAGAATTTGTTTCAAGATCTTTGATTTTCTGATTCAGTGCATCAACATCGATTCCTTCAAACTTTTTAGCCGCATCCTTTAAAGCTGTAAGCTCAGTATTCAGGGTAGCGACCTCAGACTCCTTATCTGTATATTTCTGCTTGGCAACATACTCACCACTGGCCAGATTGGCAAGCTTTACTTTATCGTTGCCTTGAAGTTTTTCAGATACCTGTGCATATAATTCATCACCTAAAAATTCTTTTAACCATTCCATATGTTTTCTCCTGTGTTTTTTATATCCGGTTCTCTCCGGTAGGGGCATAGTTTAAATGTCATATGCGGGACAAGCAGCAGTTTATATGCCATGCTCAGGGCTAGAAATTTGATAGATCATCTTTAATGAATTTAGGCAGCTTCCGTCTTGGCGGGTCCATATAGATGCTCCTTTCTTTCTGTTTTCGACCACAAAAAATGCAGGTACTCTCTTCAATGAGAACCCTGCATTTTAATTCATGGTCATAATAGGTCTTATCAATCGTTTTTACATAGGCATGTTCACACACCTCATCACCTTCCTTCAAGATAAAAGAAAAGCACCCTTTATTCAGATGCCTCTTCACAATAGTCAATCTCAATGATTTTTATGTTGTCATCATACTTTATCACATGCTTAATTTCCTCCTGAGAGTTAGTGGAATCTATTTATTCATCATCACTGAATTTATGTGATTTTTCAGGATTTGAATCATCCAATAAAAAACCTAAGCTCTCGATACACCCTAATGGATAAAACGTTGCTATCTCATTAGCAGGATGATCTTCTTCCACAAATTCAACCATATCCTGAACTAGTTTTTGTACTTCTTTTCTAGTAACTGTTTTAGACATAGAGTCATCTTTAAGCCTATTCCATAAGTCTTCATTTCTTTTTATCAAATCATCATAGCTTTGCACGCCACTACATTATCTCCTTTTTTATTTATAAGATTCTTCACATACCTTTAAGATTACCGTATTTCTGACATTAGTTAAGATAATGAGCTACTACATGGATCATCATCAATGGATTCCAATCATGTGAAAACTCCGAGGGATCAGGATTCGATAAATGATATTCTTTGAGATCTATCATTAACTTTTTTATTTCTTCTGAACTCATCTTATCCACTTGCTGAAATCTATCATAAAGTTCATCAAATCTGTTCATTTTAGCGTCCCCCTAATTTTTCTAATATTTTTATAGCTTCGCTCATGGACATAGCATCCTTTTGCATCATTTTAGCATAAACATTTTCTTCAAGCCACTCTAATCGCTTTGACATAGGTTGTTCTAACAGCTTTATCGCAAATTCATAGTCGGTATTTGAAAATTCAGAAAGGTTGTTTAGTTCTTTTAACATATCAACATGTTTTTCCCAACCACTTATAATAATTGAATAACCTTTCTGCTTACTTATTTCTTGAGTCAACAAATGAACAGAAGTTTCTTCAATCACTTTATTTTCAGCAAATAACTTCATTTCATGTCCCGCTGACCGAGCATGAACTAATTCATGTAAAATAATGCTTGGTGACGTCTTATGTGAGACAGTAATAGATAAATTTTTACTTAAAGCAGTGTTAAAAGAATCTTCATCATAATTGATTTTTCCAGTCCACGCTGTCTTTACATTAGGAAAAATAGAATCAAGTAGTTTTTCATTCTTTTCAAATATGTTATTAATTTCAATATCACTGTACTCTCTATAGTCTGTAGGATATTCATCATTTTGAATGTCATAAGCTTTATATCTTGGCGAGACAGAAGCTTTTAGAATACTTTCCCTATTGATCTGCCGTTTCAGTTCAGGATGTGCCTTAATGAAGCTTTCCTGTCTTGCATTCCATTCCTTAACCTTCCTACTTTCTTTTGCATGCTCCTGACCACCAGCCTTTTTTATATCACTCCTCCGCTTCCATTCTCGGATCATGCGTTCATTGTAACGCTGCTGCTGTTCCAGCTTATAGATGCGATTGTTCTCTTCAATATCAATCGGCTGTTCGGTATAGCTGATTCCCATTTCTTCTAATGCGATCCTGATGCCATGCCGACAGTTCCAGCCTCCCAGTCCTTCACCGGTGCCATATCCCGTACCTTCTTCTAAACTCTGGTACCCATCTACCGGTTCACCAATATAAAACGTTTTACCTTGCCATACCTCATGTGAAGGACGTGCGCCTAAGTGCTGAGTAGTCCTAACAAGATTCATGCCCATGTTTGATAAGTTCTTCAGCTGGGCTTCAATGGCTGTCTTATTCACACCTGTTAACACCGCCCTACGGACCACAGAAGCTACTTGCTCACGCTTGCCTGACTTATAGGTAAAAGTCTCCATTCCTTTCTTAGCGAGGTCCTCAACGGCAGTATTTATAGCCTCAGTGTATGAGTAAGCACCTGATCGTACTTTCAAATAAGCATTGTCTAAGGCTCTCTCATAGGTCTTACTGGCTGCCGCTGCCATTGACTTTGTGATGTTTTTCAGCTCACCGTTGGTTTGTCTGATACCCTTCATCATGATGTCACGCAACTCGCCAGTATCGTAAGAGGAATTACTGAATAGGTCATACTGCTTCAGCTGCTCATTGTCAGAACGGATGTTTTGATAAGAGGTATCAGTTACTGCTTTCTTGACCTTCTTCTCACTCTCTTTCAAGATGGTTGCTATCTTCTTGATGACTGCATCCTGATGCAAGCCAAGTTCATTCAGTTTTTTCAGTCGGTATGCAGAGGTAGGTGACAGCTTAAAGTCATTGAGTACCAGACGCTCGGCTATGTCCTTCAATATGTCGGTTTCTAAATCATAGAATAACTGTACAAGCTCATCAGGCACCTTCAGTAGTTTAACAGGATCAAGCACTATTCAGCCTCCGGAAACTCGATTTCCTCATCTGGCTGCACCATCTGCTTTGCGGTAGCTTCATCTTCACCGAAGTATTTCACTCTGTACTCCCACTTCTGACGGATACCGTCACGAATTTCCTGTAAGAACTGTGCCTTTTCAGCATCTATGTCTTGGAACATGGAATCGTCGAAAGTGATCGTGACTTTTGCTTCTTCATTGACTGCTTCACCGATGATATTACGACCTAGCCACAGGATAGCTTTAACTAAGCCTTTCAAGACTTCTTCTATCATGACACGCTGCTTGGCTACTGATTCTGTAAGGTCCTTATTGGACAGTTTCGACTGAGTGGCCGTTGTCATGGTACGGTCATTGAAGGAATACCTCGACTGTCCGAAGCCGACATTCGCAGAAAGGATGTCTAAGGCTGTCTGAATGCCTTCTTTGTTTTCTGTGATCCTTAAAGCTGGGTTGTATTCCTGAAAGAGCTGACTCTCATCAGGCATCTTCTGTCCCATTGAATAGAACAAACGATTTTCTAAGGTTTCAGAGATATTAGGCTTACCATCCTTCAGAGCGATAATGTCCTGATTCATGAACACTCGCTTCCGTCCTAAGACAAAGTCATACACAAAGTTATCATAAGCTATATCACAAGCTGCTAGCTGATCTAATGAATTAGCGTAGACAGATAAACCTAGTGGACTGTTCTTGTAGATGTTGTTGGCTAGATTCGGCTTAACGATATAAAACAGCCTGCAAACAATTTGAAACTCTTCTATAAGCCCTTCCGGAACAACGACCTTGATCGGCTTTTCCTGTTCATAGTTATAATACTCATTCACTACTTTGTATCCAGTTGCTGTGAGTAAGTGTTTTTCCAGGTATAGATGCCGTTTACCATTGAGATACTTTACGGAGCCAAACGCACATTCTGTAATCTCTCCCTTATCCCATGACAATGGATAGATCATGGCAGCATCATCAATATAAGTGATCTTTACCTTTCCGCCCACAAGTGTGCTTCCTTTTAACTGAGCCTCATGCACTCGTAAAACGAAAGCACCCGTACCTGCAGCATAAGCATTCTCAACCAATAAGTTTGCGTTCTCCCAGAAGTGGTTATTACCTAAAACACCTTCATTCTGCTCCACCGCATCTCCGGCTAGATATTTCTGTGAGGCTTCATCATCCACGTTGATGAGTGTCTTATTTGTTAGTAAGAGATTGGCCCAATCCTCACTGACTTTCTTTCCCATGTTCATTCTGTACCGCTTAAAGGTCCTGATGCTGCCGTCAAGGATCGCCTGAGAGTAATCATGCACGGAAGGAACATATCCCTCCCACCATTTCTTCCATAGATCAATCTTTGAATAATAGCCAACCAGGTCATTCGATATGCTGTAACCTTCATCTCTTAAAATCTGTAATATTGCATCCATCGCTTCACCTCCTACTTAAATGCACCGAAGTAATCAATAAAAAATGACCAACTGTAAAAGTGGCCATCAAAGGTATCGACATCCGTTGTAAAGTCATCTAAAATCGTATCCTCATGCTTTTTCTCATCATACAATGCTGTCGTCAATGCATCAACCACAAGTGGCACTTGCCTGAAGCTCATGCGGTGAGTGTTCAGCAGTACATGATAAGCAAGAATCCTTGTCTTTCCTTCCACCTTGCGACTGTCTCTTACATCGACCATAAAGCCGGCATCTCTCATATGGATGCGGATACCATTCAAGATGACCTGTTCAGCACAGTCCACAAAAATATAATCAACATTGACTTTATCCTCTGCTTGGATCAGCTGGACAAAAGCTTCTAATCGGTTATAGATCATATCCGGAGATACGATCCCTTTCGCATGTTCTATCTTTTCAGCTCGAAAAGTAACTACCTTCCAGTCATGGGTGATCCCTGTTGCAATCAGCGTTGAATGAGATCGTGTACCACCAATATCAATACCGATATTAACAAATCGAAATGCCGGAAGCACACCGCTGTATTCCCATGCCTGAGGATTTTCAGCAAGCTGCTTAAAGATAACTCCTTCAGCAGCGACCCACATTCCTAAGATGTATCGCTGATAAAAGACACCCACATACATTGCCTTGTATCTGCTCTTTATTGCTTCTGACAGAGATAAATTATCATCCATCGTGAAATGCAGATAGATGAGGTTCTTTTCCTCCTTCTTCTTGATCCAGTTGACCAAAAACCAGTGCTTTGGTCCATCCGGATTGCAGTTGAACCAGAACTTAGAACCCGCCACTGAGCAGCGGCCAGTAGCTTGATTAACAAAGCTTTCCGGCATCAAGGCTACTTCATCAAAAAAGACCCCAGCCAGAGTGATACCCTGTATGAGATCTTGTGAACGTTCATCCTTACCGCCAAAGATATAAAAATAGTTCTCTATACCATTACGGCTCACTATCAGCAGATTGTCAGCTCGTGAGTCCTTGACTCTGTATCCACGGCTTAGGAGCATCAGCTTGAGCCAGAACAATACATTTCTTCTAAAGCTTCCGATCGTCTTCCCACACATACCGAAGTTTTGTGCATCAAAGCTGCTCATAGCCCAGAGAATGAATGATAAGGACATGGAAACAGTCTTTCCGGAACGGATTGCACCATCTGCAATGATGCCATCCATATCCTTTACCGGACTGTCTGCACACCACCAGTTCAGCACTTTTCGCTGCTTTAAGCTGAAAGGCTGAAACTTGAACTTAGCCTTCTTCATTCCAGTCATCCTTTGCTGATCTGTTTAAAGCTTCAAGGAATCCGTCATTTTCCATGACTTCAGTATCATCAGTTCCCTGCAGCTTAATTGTTTGCGCCTTCAGCTGTGCGATCCGTGCTTTCTGCTCTTCTGTGGCCGCTTTCCAGTCCTTATGCAGCATCTCATCATACTGCTTGATCATCGACCGCAGCTCACTCATAGCACGGCTCTGAGCAGCCATAAAACCCGCTTGCTTATCCCATGCCATCTGTACAAGATAACCCGTACCTTTTTCTCCTTCGAAGTTCATCTCTGACGTTTTATCATTCTGATCCTTCACCCACATGATGCGCTGCGCCCTCAGAATCGCCGCGTACTGCAGCTGAATGTTCCCCCAAAGAATGTCTAAGGGATCAAGGGACTTAAGCTCTCCAACGATCTCCTGTACTTCCTCAGGCAGCCATTTACTAAACAGTCCATGTTTTCTCGCATGCTGATTTCTTGGCGGGCCAGTAGCATTTTTATTACCATAGGGTGCGCCCTTTTTCTTAGTTGCAACTTTCTTAGATTTTTTAGGTCGCAACTTTTCCTGTCTCCAATATCGGGCAGCCCATGACTTGACGGCGGATAAAGTAACGCCAACAGCATCCGCTATCTCTTGATATTTTTTGCCTTGCAGGTATAATTCATAGGCAGCGGTTCGCTGCTTTTCATAATTCGGTTTCAAGTCATATCACCACCTCCTGATAAAATAAAAAGCAATCAAATTGAATTGATTGCCTTGCATAATTTTATGATCATAATAAAAGACATCTTGTAAAGGCAAGATGTCAGATAGCGTTTCGGATTTCAACCGAACCCTTTCCGTACAATGTCAAACATTGAAAGATATAAGCATCATTCGCTAGCTACTTTATTTCTAACGCTTCACGCCATCTAGCTTATAAATATCGGACTGTACTCACTCTTATACTAATCACTATCCGCTTTTATTTTCCCATATTTTATTAACTTTAGCAATAAGTGCATTTTCTTTTTTAGTTAATTTCTTTGTACCTTTTTCATCATGTTCATAACCTTCATGATTATGAGGTAATACTTTTTCACCATTTATCATATGTGCCGTACCTCTCAGATCAACTTGTTTTATTCTTTTTCCATCACTATCATATAAAGTTATTGATTTCAATTCGTTTTTATCGTTTACAGTAACATATACTCGGCCTTTTGTCATTGTTTCCATAGGTGTTTTAGCTGAACTTGCATCATTATACCTAACAAACTTTATATTGCCTGATTGTAAAAGCGTTGTATATTCAGTACCATATTTTTTGCCTTTATTCGATACTCCACTGCTGGCACCTCTACCACCCATATTATATCACTTCCTTCAACTCTTTCATACGCTCAATCACCTTATTCTCATAATATTTTACTGGAATTCCTCGGTAATCATAATCAATTTCACCACCATAAACCAATATCATTGATGGTTTTATTTTATCGATCATGGCTTCCATACCTGTCTTCCAGATTGCCATTGATACCTCATTACGCTTAACACCTATTGTTGATACAGTCACTATACTGCCAATTGGAATGCCATCGAAGCAAAATGAAAAGGTGTCCGGCTCTGCCCAACTAATTGTTGGTATCACCCTAACACCTTGATTTTGTAAAACTTGGCCAACTAGTCTTGATCGGTATGTATTCCATACCTTCATGGCTATTGGCATGTCCAGATATAATGAATAATCTGGACTAAAAACACATTGATATTGATTCAGCAAAGGCACATACTTTAGCGGATTGTTCCATAATCGCTGAATTTGATAGTCATCTAAGTAACAATGAATTCCAACTGCTTTATTTTCATGGCCGGCAGCGTAATTGAATCCAATCAAATCAGTAGGAATTACAGACTCAGATCTAATAACAGGCATTTGATAAAAGCCTTCTGTTTCTGAAGCATCAAAATAGTTCAACTTATATAAAGTATCTAACCAATTCCGCATATCCATCACCTCCTATTGTCGTTTTGGTAAAATAAAAGCATCTATGCCCGTACCATACACATTTCAGTATATAGCCGATATAGATGCTTTTACGCAATAGGCTCCGTAGAGTCTCTATTGCTATGTAATTTTGAGAATCAGCAAGGCAAGTAATATGGGGGAGAACTGTTCCTTGCTAATTCATACTATCATAATAACACGAAATTTTGCGGAATGAGTACCAACTTATAATTTATTCATGATTTTTAAAATTGATTGATTAATATCTCTGAATAATGCTGTTCTTGATCTATTTGAATTTTGTGCAACATTATCATATCTTATCTTTTCAATATATACTTGCACAAGAATATCTCGTTCCTCTTTTTTCATCAACTTCAAAGCTTCATCCATCCTTTGTATCTCGGCCAAATGCTTATTACGTTCCTTTACAAGCTCCCCTTCTTCCATCAGCAGTTCAAGTTTTCTTTCACCATAGGGATTGCCGGCATTCTCTAGGATAATTTCTTTTGTTGACGGTGAACTAATTCCCTGCATCTTAACAGAGAGCTCTTCTAGCTTTTCATCAATCTCCATTGCTTTCTTTTGATGGTATGTATAGCTGCGTAAGTCACGCTTGAACTGCTCAATCTTGTCTTTTTCGGTCAGCATCGCATCCTCCTATCGTTTAATCTTTTCAAAATCTTCAGCTGATACAAAACTATTCACCAAATGCTCAGGCAGCCATCGACTCTGAGGTTTATTAGCTCCCCAGTCAAAATAAGCGATCAAGTAATGAGGCTCTTTGTTTATAACTTCGACCATTTCGACTCTACAGCCATTGACGTAGTTGCCTTCTTTAATTCTTTTCATTAGCTAACCGCCTCGCTTTCTCTCGTTCATATCTGATTCGACCATACTGCTTCATGTACCATTTTTCGCATTCCCTGCAGTAGCAATTGTATCGCTTCAATGTGTTCATATACCTAAACTGTGTGGTGTCCTTATATTCGCCACACATACTGCATTTTCTTTTCATGTATCCTCCTCAAATTTCTGCAATTCGGATATAAATGCCAGGCATTTCTGACCAAAACTTCTCGATGATCTCACGGCATACAAGAGCATCATCTCTCCAATAACCACACTTTGTCATACAATCTTTAAGCAGCTTCTGCAGATTGTCTGTATCCGGTCTCGTGTATTTCCATTCACCGTCTGTGTGCTTGCCGGTGAGTGGGAAACACCATTTAGCAACCAACTCTACAGGACCGGTATACGGCTTGTCAGGTATGTGCTTTGCCAAATGTGATGTCAGTTTTTCTCTGGCAGCTTTAACATTCGGCGGATCGTAGAATCTTCCGTTACTGATCTGATGCTGCTGAGCAGTCGCTGTTGGTGGTTCCATTACCAGAAAGAACTCAGTCATGTGATTGTCCCATTGCCTTTAATGCGCATTCCGTACAGGCTGCTTCTTTGATGATACCAACACGCAGACTATTTCTGAGCGTGCTGCTTTCCCAACAATCGCAACCGCAAACCGGGCACTTTTTCATGACCCATCCTCGATCTCTTGGCTTGGGTATATTTGTTACCAATGGCATACATGCTATTGTCATACGTTACACTCTCCTTTTCTCGTTTTTTTTATATCACCTGTCAAAAAATCCAAAGGGTGTGGCTGTCAAAAGTGGGTGTGTGTCATAACCCCCCTCTTTAGAGGGGGTTATGACACCCCATTTTTTGACACCCCACCGCGCCATTTAGATAGATGTCAATTGACACTTTGACACCTTTTTTGACACCTTAATGTCACATGTCAAATTATGTTTTTTGACACTTTGACACCCCAAGTGTCACATGTCATTTTTTTGTTTTTGACACTTTGACAACTTTCTGACCATGCCCTTTCTATCTCTTTCATAATTCGGATTTGCATCAATTAAATCTTTAACATAGTTTCTACTTTTACCGATATGGGCAATCAAATCAGAGACAGATACTTCGCCGTTTTCTTCGCTGTCGCAAAACGTAAATGCACTTTCCAATTCTGATTGTTTTTTCAATTGTTTGTCTTCAACCGACACCGTACTCTTTTTCTTACTGCGGTAATTAGCATCATCCAACTGGATGTCCTTAAGCGTACCAATACGATCCACGCGATGCACTGGATAATCAAACCATAGATTTACCGGTGCGAATTTAGGAAACTCTCTCAGCGTTCCTTCAATGCGCCATGCCGTCATTGCTTCGACTTTTTTACGGACTTCCGCAACTTCTTCGATGATGCTTTCATAAACTTCCTTTAGATTTATACGGCAGATGCCCAGCATCTGAGTTTCACTACATTCATCATCCTGTGATGCTAGGTCTTCTTTACCGTACTTCTTCAACCAGCTCATGCACAACCGGCACACCGCTTTATTACTTTCCTGTTTCAATGTGTCTTCGCTGATTTCTAGTTCTATCAAATCTAGCAGTGCATCAGGATCACGTGCAAACACTCCTGAGCCACTAGCTCTATCCATTGAACGCTTGCTGCCTTGACTACCCTTACTATGATGATGACAGTAGATGACGGCGCAGCCTAACTCAGTACATACCTTGTCAAACTGGTTACAGAAGTTGGCCATCTGATCCGCACTGTTCTCATCACCGGTAATGACCTTATAGATCGGGTCAATCACGATAGCGATGTAATTCTTTTTAGCGGCCCTTCTGATCAGCTTAGGCGCCAATTTATCCATAGGAATAGACTTACCTCTCAAGTTCCAGATATCGATGTTAGAAAGACTTTCCGCTGGCCATTCGAGGGATGTATAAACATCCTTGAATCGATGTAAGCAGCTGGCTCGGTCAAGCTCTAAATTGACATAGAGCACCTTACCTTTCGCGCAGGGCCAGTTGAACCATTTCTTCCCCTCTGCGATGGCAATACACATCTCAATCAATGCAAATGATTTTCCTGCCTTAGATGGGCCTGCAATCAGCATCTTGTGTCCCTGCCTCAGTACACCATCAATCAGTGATGGCGCCAGTGCCGGCAGATCATTCCAATACTCATTCAAACTTTCCGGCTCCGGAAGATCATCATTGACTGACTCGATCCATTCCTGCCATTCATTCCATGATTCTTTACCAATATTCGTATCCATGAGAAACTGCTTTTTACCGTTCCGCATGACACCAGGCATTCGTGATAAACGACTTGGATTCTTATTCTGCTGATCGATCTCAAGACCATTCTTCTTACATACTGTATAAAGATAATCAACTCGTTTTCTGTATTCCGCATAATCGGCAGCATCAACACGAACGATGGCGTGAATACTCTTTTTTCCACTATATACAAGACATGCCACTGGTAATTCAAGCTCTCTGATAATGGCATTCTGTTTTTCAAGATCCATAGAGTCTGATTCAACTAAGGCATACCTAAAATCTGTTACATTGTCATTTTTAACACCCTTGCCATCCATCGGATTGAATCGAATCCATGCTCCTGCAGTCTCATTATAGTCACCTAAGACAGAGCCAATATCGCCATGACACTTATTCAGTAATTCGATGAGCTGGCCGGCAGTACGATCCACGCAGCCTTTTGATGGCATGTATTTACCGTCTTTCTCCCAGCTTCTTGTCACATACCCGACATTCTCTGATGAGTCAAAGAGTGTTTCCAAATACTTTATCAACTCATGCACCGGATTCCAATGATCAGGCTCCTTGATTTCTTTTCCTTCAACCCAGTTTTTATCTAAGACAATAAGCTCGTCTCGGTAAATCGTATCATTCCAATCAAGAGCACAACTTTCAGAAGCTTCAAAGACCCATCCTTGGTCTTTGGCCAGCTGTACGATTGTGCCGCCTGTGACTGGTGTTCCTGTGCCCTTAAATGTATCCCATTTTTTAAAACATTCAGCAGCATGATATCGAGCAGGATCGTTCTGGCTCCAGAAATCCCAATCACTGGCTGTATAGCCTTCATGTTTCAATGCCATACCTACATTGACCCATTCCTGATAATTTAATTGCGATGGATCAATGTGCTTTAGAATTTCCAGCAAATCAGTGCGTTCCATGATTAATCTCCTTCTTTATATTCGTGAGGATCAATCCCATGCGGCACCTTCCAACCGGCAGCAGCGATACGATCAATCATATGCTTTGCTGTTTCAAATTGCCATGTGCCTACATGACGGAAGCCTTTGTTTTCTAGTAATCGGATCTGCTTCGGTGTTGCTAACCCTTCCCTGCGTCGCTTATCTAACCGATCCAGCAGCTTCGCTGCCTTACCGGCGTTATCGATCTGATCAGGCAAGATTCCCAGCTTTTCCAATGCTGCTTGCTGCTTTTCTGACGGCGGTGCCATTTCCCAGCCAAAGGACGGTACATAGTTTGATAAATCCTCCGCTTGTATGCTCATTTCAAATTGAAGTGGATCTACCAGCTTGCGTTTCCGTTGCTTCATTGCCGCAAGCTCTTTTGCCAGCGTTTCTTCACGCTGTTTAATGACATCATCGGCAGCAGTCGTTTCTGCTTCTTCAATATCAAATGCAATCCCTGGCTGCTGTTCTAAATTCTCAGTCATTTTCTTTGCTACTTCTTCACTCTCACAAATGAGAGATGCTGGATGACAGAGTTCATGCCGTTCCGTATGCCATAAAAAGTCCAACAATAATAGATCGATCTTACCGGCCGAGAGACGCGTGCCTCTACCCACCATCTGACTATATAGGCTCCTCACCTTTGTTGGTCTTAATACGATGATACAATCAACGGATGGACAGTCCCATCCCTCTGTAAGCAGCATTGAGTTGCATAATACGTTATATTTATCTTCTTCAAAATCTTTCAGGATTTCAGCACGATCGCCGCTCTCACCGTTCACTTCAGCAGCTTTAAATCCTTTTTCATTTAAGATATCTCTAAACTTTTGTGATGTTTTAACGAGAGGTAAAAACACAACAATTTTTCTATCCTTACAATATTTCAACATTTCATCGGCAATCTGATAAAGATATGGATCTAACACTGTCCCGATATCACTTACCTTAAAGTCACCAGACTGGACTCCAACACTGGACAGATCCATCTTTAACGGGACCGTAAGTGCCTTGATAGGGACTAGGTATCCGCTTTTGATTGCTTTTGGTAATGTATACTCATATGCAAGACTTTCAAAATATTGTCCTAAGTTACGCATATCACCTCTGTCAGGTGTTGCTGTAACTCCCAATACTCTCGCTTCACTAAAATGTTCCAACACTCTTTGATAACTACTCGACAAGCAGTGATGCGCCTCATCAATGATGATCGTATCAAAATAATCTTGTGAAAACTGGTTCAGACGTTTCTCACGCATCAATGTTTGAACCGATCCGACGACGATCCGATACCAGCTGCTACGGCATGATTCCTCTGCTTTTTCAGTTGCACATCCTAAGCCAGTTGCTTGATGTATCTTATCCGCAGCTTGATCTAACAATTCACCGCGGTGTGCCATGATCAATACTCGATCCCCTTGACTTACGCAATCCTCCGTGACTTTGGCAAATACGATTGTTTTGCCGCAGCCGGTGGGTAAGACAAGGAGCGTCTTTTTAACGCCCTTGTTCCACTCATTAAATATTGACTCTTTAGCTTCCTGCTGATATGGTCTTAACTCCATAATCTAGCCTCTTAAAATTGGCCCGGAACATAACCTTTTGACTCTTCTTTGGGATAAAATCTTTTAACCTCATTATATTTGTTACCATTGTATTCTTTCGTTCCAATCTTGCACCGGCCACTTGAACCTGGAACTGTATTCCAGTTCATCGGTACTCTTTCACCCTTCTTTTTCTGACCAATGGATGAAAAGAAAGATGACACCATCGGTTCTGTTCTTGTATGTAGAAAAAGGTTATGCTTGATTGTTACTTTTTCACCATCAGGTGTATATACTCTTAGATTCAATATTGCTTTATTACATGGAGGAAGTTTCTCACTTCCTTCATGACGTCCACGTTCTAAACTTTCAACAACAAAATCATAATCTCCAGCTGGCAAGATGACATACTCATCCGCATCTTTCATAATGGTATCGTTCCATCCTAATTCTCTTTCAATTTCTGACATCTATTTTTTTCCTCCTTAAAATGGTAGTTTTCTTTCTTGCTTAATCATTTCCAATACTTGTGGCCAAGCACCAATGAGTACACCCTTAACAAATTCCGGATCATAATTCTCGATTGGTGTGTTATACGGATAATATCCCTTTTGACTCACAACATTTCTGATCTCATCAGGAACAACGTTATCTTTCTTCATCAGATCCACTAATGCCTGTGGTACCCCTGTATAATCAACGGCCATTGTCTGTGCTTCCGGCTCTGATCTCTCTTCTACGATTCCATCCATAAACTGTTGATTGATATCAAATTCTTCTTTTACTGGCTGAATTGCTGCTGTCTGAGTTTGTATAGGTGATGATATTGCTGTATATAAATGAGCAATAGATACAAATTCAAATGGCATTTCTTCAGGCAGTCCATGACGATTCTTCGCATCCCAGCAGCTATGATGGGAAGTATACATGATCCGTTGGCCTCCCTGAGCCTTGTTCTTGCCCTTCTGAGTACCTTTCCCATCAACATTGATAACTAATGTCTTGTAGTTAGCAAACAACACCATATCCGCCCATTCTTTGACTAATGGAGCTGTCTTTTTCTGAAGCTTCAATTCCCACCGATCATAAGCGCCCAGCTCATCCGGCTGTTCAAACTTACGCATCATGGCGTGAGCTGTAATTACTACATGAATACCTCGTTCAGTAAGCTCGCTTAATAAATTCAATAGCTTTCCGAATTCATCGGCTAAATAAACATATCCCTTACCATAGCCAGGGTCTTCAATCCCTGACCAATGATTTCTGGCGCATATCTCGCTGATACAGAGAGCTTCAGCCCAATCTGCTGTATCAACAACCAACGTTTTACATAAACCCGGTGTATTGATCACATAACGCACTTCTTCAAGCAGCATCGTCCAGCTTGACGGTTTAGGCAGTCGTGCCACATCCATATGGGTTGTGGAACCTTCTGTATCAATAAATAGTGGTTCCGGAAACTGAGATGCGAATGTGGACTTACCAATGCCTTCAGGACCATACACAACTGTTTTTTGTGCTGCCTGTAATTTTCCTCTGATGATTTCCATTAGAAACTACCTACCTTCCATTCTTTCTTTTCAAACTGCTGTTCAAATTCATGATTTATAATTGCCGGCTTTCTTTGCACTGAATATCCGTCTTCGATAATGATGCTGCATTCATCACCGGTCGAAACTCTAGTGGCGATTGCCTGGAGCCCTTCCTGTTCTAACCAGTGGCCAAACTCATTCATGGTATCGATATCCATCTGTTCCAATTTATCCAGTAATACAAAACCACACTTAGGATTTAACTTACGAACGATCGCAGTTGCTACCTTCAGCTGATCAGAGCCGGACATGTTATCCCATTTATACCCTTTATAGATCAGCTCGCCATTCTCAACGGATAACTCCGGTAATGGCATGTCCGCTTTATTAAGTAGTTCAAGCTTGGCATTACGGATCTGGTTGATCTGTGCAGTCAATGAATCATATTGGTCTTTATAATTCTTCGCATCTTCCTCAGCCTTTTCTTTATCCAGATTGGCTCGTACCTTACGATTGATCTCATCGATATCAGAGATACTTGCTTCTAATTCTGCCGTTGATTCATCCTGAAGATCTATGGCATCCATCTGTGCAATGTTCAAGTCATTGATACTTTGATCGAGACTCATTTTTTTATTCTGCAGCTGTTTTTCCAAAGCAGCCACTTCAGACTGCAAAGAGCTGACTGTCCACTTGATCTGCTCTACTTTTTCACGTTTTCTTTGATTCTCACCATTACGTGCCAGAATATCTTGTTGCTGCTTGATCAGTTCTGAAGGAGACACCAACTCCTTAGGAGCTTCCTGATAAAAAACTTGTTCATCTGCATACTTTTGCTTTTGATCAGCGATCTGTCCAATCGTTCTGCGTTGGTTATACAGCTCCTGTTCCTCGATCTCAAGCTTAACCAACTGATCACCAACACCGATAATCTTTAATAATGTCTGTGCCTTTTCTTTGCCAGTTGATTCCATAAACTTTGGTAAGTCAATAGCCAGTTCTTCAACAAATTCATTGAGGAGCTGCTGACCACCTTTGCTTCCATTTGGGTCAGTGACCTTCAGATCACTGTTCTTGCCTTTGCGTTCTACAATCAATCCGTTTGAGAGCTGTACCTTCAGTGTCGGTGGTAGTACAGATCCTTCTCTTTGGGCTTGTGACGGCTCATATTTTTTACCACCTAACGCCCATGCAATCGAGTCAAGTACAGATGTCTTTCCCTGATTATTCTTACCGCCTACTACCGTCAACCCTGATAGTGATGGTTCTATTTTGACCGCTTTGACACGCTTTACATTTTCAATCTCAAGTTTATTGATCTTGATATTTTCCATTATGTACTCCTTTCCGCTGCTATCTGCAGCATGATCTCATAAATTTTCCAGCAGTCCTCATTCTCCGGATTCCAAGCTTCACGAATTTCTCTTATCGTGGTACGTTGACCAATCCATGGGATACTGCCAGTTGCATACTGATTTAATAAATTAAACATCTGAGCCAAGCCTGCATCTTTAGATGGATAACTGCAGTAATCCTCACCGCATTTAATACCGGCAGGATTATTGTTCTGCATCCACATCATTGAGCTGCCATTGCCCGTTTCTAAGATCCACGTTGCCAATGCAAATGATGGATCAATATTGTAATCGAGAGACAGGATTAAGAAATTAACACTGTTAAGGGGAAGAGAATGTTCATTGATGTATCTCTCGATAATGTTTACCGGCGTATACATACCATCAATCCGCATGTCTACGCCATTGTTCAGTCATTGATAATAGGCGAGTTCCTCTTCTAGTTGACTGATCCTGATTTCATACGCTCTGATATGCTCATTACAGTCTGCTAGATCGGTAATAGCTTTCTGTGCCGTCGTGTACAATTGATTATTAACTTCTCTGTACTCCAAAATTTCTTTGTTTTGTTGTTGATTGTTTATGTACAGGACTAAACTGCATATAGCTGGAACTATAATTACAGCCGTGTCCCAATCAAATTTCTTCTTGTATCTGTACATTTTTTACTCCTTGTTTTATAATAAAGTCGATAGATTGCATGAGCTATCAACTTGGGACACTTCACTTTTGCAGGGTTGGGTGTCCTTTTTTATATGCAATAGATACTTTGATAAACCCTTATAGATTTCGTTTGATTGCTCCTCATTGACGCATTTATCATCATAGAATTCTATATGGGCGCCACCTAAATCAAATTCTTTAACTTTCATTTCATCACCTGCCTTAGTGTATGGGCTATATCTTTTCTTGTGACTTCCTTAATATTTATTCCTATGTGATATAATTGATTTACAGAAAGGAGGCACTCGACCGTGAATTTAACCAAAAATTCCGAAACTGTTCTATTTGCTTTATACAAAAAATACAAACAACGTATAAAAGCAGGAATGCCAATTGAAGCAGCAATAAAATTTGATTCTACGACCTATCAAACTTCTTCTGATCTTTGGCAAAAACTAGAAATAGACTTCGATTATGCCATTAATAATCTTAAAAGCATGAAGTTAGTTACAAAGGATATTCTAGGGTCTGTCAAACTAACTGAAAATGCTATATTCTTATGTGAAAATAGAAAATGGGATTTAGCAAAAGAAACTGTAGATTGGGTTACTAAATTTATCTAGATGCGTCATCTGATGCATCTATTAATTTTCCGTATAAATCGAATGCCTCAACAAATGCTGCCATCAACGCTTTTCTAGTTTCCTCGGCTGCTTTGATTCTTTCCCTTTCAGCATTGTTATCCAAGTATTCTCTTAAATCACTAAAGTAGCTGCTTCCAAACATTCTTGATTCATACGTTACTTTGCCGCCATCGAATGTGATTTGTAGCCATTCGCAGTTGTCGGTAATATCCTCACCATCAATCAAGAAAACCTCTTTTTCTGTGTCGATTTCAATCTTTCTAAACCGTTTACCTTCATATACCATTTAAGTCACCCCCCTTCCTTCTTAGAGCTGTCTAATTACATAAGTATTAAGCCAATAAAAACCCCTAAAACTGAACCAAGTATTAAACATACTGGAAGTCTCACGCTTTCTTTAACATCAAAGTGATAGAAAACCAATTCTGCACACGCTAATATAATTAACGTAATCAATATCTTCTCCATTCACTTCCTCCTTCTATTCTGATTTGGATAATTCACTTCTTTATCTTGTAATATTTTTTCATTGACGTGCTATAATTAGGGCATTGAAAGAGAGGTACAGTTATGTCTAGCTTTATTTGCCCATTTTGTAATAATGTTTTTGCAATAGATTCCAATTCATATCAAACTCAAAGAATCAATTTTGACTTACTTGGTAATAAGGCTTACTCTAAAGATGGTTTTGACTATCAATTACATCTTTACAAATGCCCAAATTGTGGAGAATTTACCTTTTATGCAGAAGGCGTAGGGACTAAAGTTGTAAATGATTTCATCAAAATTAGACCTACCTCAGATGCAAAAAATTTTCCTGCATATATCCCAAAAGCTATACGTGAAGATTATGAAGAAGCTTGTGCAATAATCAATTTGAGTCCAAAATCCTCTGCCACTTTAGCGAGAAGATGCTTACAAGGAATGATTCATGATTTTTGGGGTATCCATGAGAAAACTCTAAATGCAGAAATTTCTGCCTTGCAACCTCATGTATCAGCTTCTTTATGGAAAGTTCTTGACAGTATTAGAAAAATAGGTAATATTGGGGCTCATATGGAAAACGACATTAATTTAATTGTCGAAATTGATCCTGATGAAGCTCAGAAACTTATCAAATTAATTGAATATCTTATCAAAGAATGGTATATTGAACGCCATGAACAAGAACAGTTATTTGATGATATAATCGGAATTGCTAAAGACAAAGAAGAAAAAAGAAAAGCTAAATAATATTCAATCCCATTTATCCAACTCAAACAAATAGTTACCATTCTTATCAAAGTATACTTTTGAAATTCGGCACGGATCATCTCCTGTGCCTTTTCCTTTTAAAATTTCTGCAATAAGAACACTTTCCACAGAGACCCCATCAAACCTTCTGCATAATATGTGTGATTGATCAGCATACTTTTTTTCATCTTCCACTTAATCACCTCCTCTTTTTCATTTATATCTAAGATTCTTAGAGTTGATGACCAAAAAAAAGAATGTTTACAGATACTCCAAATAATTTCGAAAGCATTTTAGCTTGACGTATTGACGCTTTATCTGGCTCTTTCTCTATTTTCGCATACGTTTGTGGATGAATATCCAAATTGTCTGCCACTTGTTCCATAGTTAAACCATTTAATAAGCGTGCCTTTTCAAGTGTAATGCTTTCTAGTAAATCTTCCATTCTTATCACCTCCTGCTATAAATATACTCTAAGAAACTTAGAATGTCAATGTATTTTCTCAGTTTTTTAGATTTTTTTGATAAATAGCTTGATTTTTTTCTAAGTTTCTTATATTATATTCGTATAAGAGGTATGTGACAATGACTACTTTAAGTGATAACATAAAAAAATTAAGAGAAAAGCAAAAATTAACACAAGATGATTTAGGTAATAAACTAGGTATTAGTGGCAAAACTGTTTCCTCTTGGGAAAATGGAAGAAGTGAACCCAAGATGGGCATGGTAGAAAAAATGGCTCATATTTTTGGATGTAAGAAATCTGATATTATTGACGAGGAACAAGATAATTTCACTGATCCTACTCAAGCACTTTTATTTATTTTCAAAAATCCTATCATGATGAATTATGGCGGCTATGACATAAACAAAATGTCTGATGAAGAAATTATTGAATTCGCAAATCAAACTATCGACTATATGAAATATGCAGCACAAAAATATAAGAAATAAACTTCTTACATAGATAGTGTTACATTATATGATATTCTTTTTCCATAAAATGGGAGGGAATTTTATGAAATTCAAAGATATTATTAACACAGTATTAGAACTAGATTGTTTTGATGCCTATTGCTTAGCCGATCGGCTTGGTATTGACTTGGTTTACGACAACGATATGTTACAAAATGAGCCGGCTAAATTAGTATGCTTGCCTAAACATACTATGCTTTATCTTAATGAAACATTAGGAACTAAAGAAGAATATTTAATTTACCACGAGATCGGCCACTATGTGCTGCATAGTGATCAAGGCATTAATAAGCTCTTTAACAATCGGCGCTTAGAGTATGAGGCTAATATGTTTGCTTGCCTGTGCTTAGTGCATGCTGATCTAACGGCTGACTACTATGCCATGTATTTGATTAGTCAGGGTGTTCCACAAAAAATTGCACTCGACTTTCATGAGGCTATTTATCAATTCAAACAAACTGAGTTATTCGGGGATTGCTGGAAAATATTAGAATGTTAGGGATGGTACCTACGCCAAGCGGCGAGTACATATAGAAAGAAGGGGAAACAATGGGATTTTTTGATAAAGCTGTTGAAATAAAAGAAAAAACTAGGTTAATGACTTTGAAATTATCGCACTCCTACGGATCAGTAGGGTTGCATTATATAGGTGGCGGAGAAATTCAAAGAGAGTGCAACATCAGATTAATGATTTCAAACAGATACCTGAAATACGGTGTTTATGTTCAGCGAAAGATACCGATTGAAGATTTAAAGCAAGTAAGCTTTCAGAATGATCAGCAGCTTACTCAAAGATTAACTGCTACAAGGGTTCTTCTTACTGGAGGGCTAGGAATTTTCTTCCCGAAGAAGAAACTGAATAACATGAAATATCTTACAATAGAATATTCTTATAACGGAATGGATATGTATATGATATTAAGTGGCAGAGAAGCTACAAGAGCTTATTCATTAATTAACAAAGCTATAATGGAACATAGAGAACTAATTGAACTTTCAGAAAAATATGGAGAATCACCGATTATTACAGGTGATGAAGATGATAATTTAGAGACCATTGACGATTATTATGAAGATGATTGTAAATACGAAGAACCCGAAAATAATGAACTTGAAGATGCGACTAATAGTCCTTATGATAAATTAAAAGAATTAAAAAACTTACTGGACATTGGCGTAATTACACAAGAAGAGTTTGAAACAAAGAAAAAAGAAATTTTAGAACGTATCTAAAAATCACCCACCGGCGGCAACCAGTGAGTGATCGGTGCAAAACAAAATTAACGCGCTAGTTAATGTCTTTTTTGCACCCTTAGTATATCAAATTTCATAAGATAGTACAAGGGAGTGATGATATGGAACAGTATTGCCTCTATCTCAGAAAGTCAAGGAGCGATCAGGAAGCCGAAGCACGAGGTGAGGGAGAAACGCTTGCCCGCCATGAACAAGCACTTTTAAAGCTTGCCAAGCACCGGCATCTGAACGTATTAAGCATCTACCGAGAAGTCGTATCAGGAGAAACTATCGCAGCCCGGCCGATGATGCAGCAGCTTCTTCATGAAGTGGAACAAGGTGTCTGGAGCGGTGTATTAGTCATGGAGGTAGAACGTCTTGCCCGCGGTGATACAATCGATCAAGGTATCGTTGCTCAAGCCTTCAAATTCTCTGATACCAAAATCATCACACCCATGAAAACCTATGATCCAAATAATGAATTTGATGAAGAATATTTTGAATTCGGTTTATTCATGAGCCGCCGCGAATACAAGACCATCAACCGCAGACTTCAGCGCGGTCGTGATGCTTCCATTAATGAAGGTAAATATGTCGGCAATATTCCGCCTTATGGCTATCAGCGGATCAAGCTCGAGAATGATAAAGGCTTCTCACTGATTCCAGATTCCCAGGAAGCAGAAGTCGTTAAAATGATTTTCCAATGGTATGTCGGCAATGATGGAGAACAGTTAGGTCCTTCCTTGATCGCAAAACGTCTCGATCAGCTTGGCATCAAGCCCAGAAAGAAAGATACATGGTCAGAATCAACCATTCGTGGCATTCTCATCAATCCTGTTTACATCGGCATGGCAAAGTGGCAGACACGCGCTCAAGTAAAAAAATCAGTGAACGGATCAGTCAAAAAAACCAGACCGCGCAATAAACAGCCCTTGCTGGTAAAAGGACTGCATCAGCCACTCATCAGTGAACAGCTCTTCAATCAAGTAAATGATAAATTCTCCGGCTATGCCCCAGCTCCTGTCAACCGCAATCAAACGATACAAAATCCCCTTGCCTCACTCATTGTCTGTGGAAAGTGCAAGCATAGGATGATCCGTCGGCCATATGCCGATAAAGCAAGTATGCTCATCTGCCGGCAGAACGGCTGCACGAACATTGGCGCCCATTTGGACCTTGTAGAAAAAACACTTCTTTCCGCATTGCAAGACTGGGTCAAGGACATGAAGATATCAGCCGATAACCTTGAACTACAGCCCACAGGTACACTCCCACTAAAAACCAATCAGCTCTCCGTTATCGACAACGATTTAAAAATAGCAGAAACTCAACTGGACAAAACCTATGACCTTCTGGAACAAGGTATCTATTCCACCGAAAAGTTCCTCGAACGTACAAATGCCTTATCAGAAAAAATCAAGCAGCTCCAGATACAAAAGAAGCAGCTGGAAACTGAAATCGAAAAGGAACAGACTGAACTTGAACAGCGCTCAGCAACTCTGCCTAAAATAGAAAAGCTCATTGATATTTACTGGTCTATTCCTGATTCACGCACCCGCAATTCTCTTCTGAAAGAAGTCCTCGACCATGTAGAATATACGAAAGAAAAACGATCCAAACGTAATCAGAATGCTGCTGAATTCACCCTTAAAATTTATCCGCTGATACAGCAAAAAAATAGAAAATGATTAAATTCCTTGAATTTTAGTTAATATATCATTATAATTTGATATATCCATATAAAAATAGGCATATTTTATTAGTTATAGCCTATAATAGATATAAAAAGTAATAAAAAGGGGGCATTTTTATGAATTATGAAGTATTATCTTCGATCTATTATAAAAATCCAGAGAAATACGATGAATGTTATAGGAGCAGAATAACAAGTGATGCAACGATCCTGCTGCCTTTTCTAATTCATGATAATTCTGCTTTTTATATCAACATCCCTGAAATCACAAAAATTATCATCAGCATTTACAAGCGTTCTGAACACATCAACAACCTTTGTTCAGCCTTACCTACTATTGCAATTACTAGCTTCATCAATAAAGCTTTGGTCGAAGAAATCATGATTACCAATGAAATAGAAGGAATCAGAAGCACGAGAAAAGAAGTTGAATCTGCTATCAGTCTTGCTAATAATCCATCTCAAAACAAAACCGCTCGATTTGAGGGACTAGCTAAGAAATATATCAAGCTGATATTCGATGAACAACTAAAGCTTGACAGTTGTCAGGAAATCAGAAAACTCTATGATGACATTGTCTTAGATGAGATCAATGATACCAATAAGCCTGATGGTGTTTTATTCCGTAAGGAATCCGTATCCGTTTATTCTAGTACGCAAAAAGAAAAGCATAGAGGCATTCTTCCTGAATCCAAAATCATCGAAGTCTTAAATCAAGGCTTGAGCTTATTTAACGATGAACGCTTACCGGTATTAATATCAACTGCTCTCTTCCATTACTTATTTGGTTATGTTCACCCTTTTTATGACGGAAATGGCAGAACGAGCCGATTCATCAGCAGTATTTATCTCAAATCGGAATTAAATATTCTAATGGCCTTACGTCTTTCATACATTATCAAAGATAATAAAAACGATTACTATAATGCTTTTGACTTATCTAACGACCCTAAAAACAAGGGTGATTTAACACCTTTTGTATTGATGTTTATTACTCTAATCAACAAAGCAACCTATGATATTTATAATAGATTAGATACTTTAAACACGAAGCTTAAATATTATTATGATTTACTTGATTCTCAAAAATTAAACATAAAAGAACAGCAGCTGCTTTATATTTTAGTACAAGATTCTCTGTTTGGAGAGGGACACATTACTCGTAAAGATATTGCGGAAACAATGAAATTGAGCATTTCAACTATCAATACATTAATTACAAAACTCTCTAAAAATATCACGATTACTTGCAAAAAAGAATCTAAGCATAATGTTTACTCCCTTGATATAGACAGCCTTGAAAGCTATATAAAAAGTGTTTAAAACCCTTATATCAAAGGCTTTAAATCACTTCTACCATCAATGGGCAGACGAATTGGCACATATGGAAATCATAAGTGCTATTGTTAGACAATTAACCAGCAATTTATCAATGAAAGACATCAAGGGTACTGACTTTGAAGCTTATTATGTTGATCATACAGCAGGTGTTTATCCTGTTTCGGCAGCTGGTGATGCCTTTGTATGTCATTACTTCCAATCTAAAGGTGATCCTGTCACTGACTTGCATGAAGACATGGCTGCTGAACAAAAAGCACGCACAACTTATGAAAATCTGCTGCGTTTAATTAAAGATGATGATGTACGCAAACCAATTGAATTCCTCCGTCAGCGTGAAATCGTACACTATCAACGGTTTGGTGAAGCTCTTGAATTTGTCAGAAATGATCTCGACTGCACAAATTACTACGCTTATAACCCTGCATTTGATAAATAGCCTATATTTAGCACAAATACCCGCCTTCCAGCGGGTATCTTTTATTTATCTTCTTCATTCTCGGGCGGAATATATTCCAACAAATCATTCAATGTGCAGCCAAGTGTATTACATATCCTAGCTAACACATCTATGTCAAGGCGAGTAATCCTATTTTGACAATAATTATTAATCTGAGAACGCTGCATTTCAGCACGATGACTCAATTTATTCTTACTCAAACCAGAAGCTTTCAATAAAGCATCTAATTTAATGATAATTTTTCCATGATCTTCCAT